ACCACATATTTTGTAATGTGTGGGAAGAAAATATTTGAATTTGACTTTGTGGGATATTCTGTTAGAATATCCCACAAGAAAGGATAAGGATAATGTCAGATACTAAAGAATTAGAAGGTAAGTTAAAAAATCTTTTAGGTTTTGAAATTAAGTATTTTGCTAAAAAACATGGGAAGGTAATTACTAGAACAGGAATTTGGCAAGATGACAAATGCAAACTAGAAAAAAGAAATGGTGGTTTATCTCTTACTTATTATGATGTTGAAAAGCAGTCTTATAGAATGGCTAACGATATCAAATCAATAGTAGGATATTTTCCTCAAGAATTAAAAAGCAAAGTTAGACAATGATCGAACATTTGTTTTTAATCTTTATGCTAACCCTGTTTGGGTTAGCATGTCTTTTGTTATTATTATTTTGTATTCAAATCAGTAGAGAGGATAAAGAATGACAAGAAAATGTAAAACTTGTGGGCGTACTGTTGGACAGTATGCCTATGGTGGTGGTAATGGTTGGCGTCGTGGTTTTGATCAAAGAGTTGGCAAAACTTCGAAAGACAGGTGGCTACAAGCGACAAGCCAATTTGGTTCCGAGTATCGTGAAGATGAGAAAAAAGTTGTTTGGGAGTTTCCGAACAATCCTAATTCACACGCTTTGTTTTGTAGAGCTATGTGTATGGAAACATACATGGAACAAATGAATGAAGCTATCGCTAGACTTCCAAACTTAATTAATGTATAATTTTATTAGAAAGGATAAAAGATGACAGATAGATTAAGACTAAATGGTGCTAAAAGATCAGCACTTAAAAAAGAGCATTGGAAAGTTGTTCTTCAAACTCCCTGTGAGCAGAAAGACAATTTAATCGACGCTCAAACTCGTTTCTTTTCTACTCAAACAGATGTTCACGAAATCTGTAAGAAGTTAGTAGAAGAACGATTCCCAAAAGCAGATCGTGATGTAATGAGAAAGTATAATAGCAATAGAAGTTATCATACTACCTTTACAACAATGGACGCATGTTTTGTTCTAAAGAATGTTGAACGAGATGAAGCAGAAAACAGAATATCATTTGATTTAAATGATGAAGTTGCTTCTGCTTTAAATCACGACAAAATGATAGCGAGTGGGTTAAACCCTTTCGTTGATTGCCAACATCACGCAAATGGTGGTGTAAGAAATCCTCAACTCAATACTGACGCAAGTGCTAATACTAATTGGTTAAGGGATAATTTTGGTCAATCTCATGGTTATGGTAAAGAAGCCGAAAACCCTTTTTCATTAGAAGTTGTGAATACAGGGGGTTGTCATAGTCGAGCCTATTCAGTACAGGATTGGCAACATCAATTTGTTTTGGCTTTTGAAAGTGCCAAAGTTGAATTGATACAATGTCATAGAATGTATTATGAATATTGTAAGACTAATCAAGACACCATGACCACAGTCATAGATCAAGCTAAATACTTAGACGAAGTTCAAGAGTATTGGTCGGACATTGACCAAAGTATTTTGGTTAATGGTGATAGCCTTTCAACTAATCTTGCAGTTGTATCAGAAGATCGACTAGAGCAGTTGAAAGCCATGGCTAACAATAGAAAAGCAAAAGACGAAACAGTTGTAGTTGCAAAGCTACAAAATCAAGCTTAGTTCATAGCCCCCTAGGGGGCTATGAACTGCGTTTGACAATTTCGCAGTCGTCAGATCCTGAAGGGTTTAATATAGACAGGGTTTGACACAAAAGGAACAGGGGGTTCTTGTGTATTTGTTTCCTCCTGTTTCTTTTGATAGTAGGGGCGGGTGGGCCCACAGGCGGCAAGCAGCGAGCTGTTGACACTGGTCCCAGAAAGTGCTATAAACTAATTAAGCTTTTTAGTTAACCGTAGCACAAAAGCTTACCCGGAGGGACAACCCTGGCTACACTCGGTCCTCCCTCCGGAGCACAAGAAAGGATTAAAGATGGAAAAAGAAAAATTACAAAAAGACAGTTGGTACCAGATCGACAATGGCCTGGGACCAATTAGAGCTAAGCTCATGGAGTCACCGCGCCAAGGCAAAGGCTGGAAGCATTCTGTATTGATGGACGTCAAAGGCTCAGATGCTGGGTTCTTTGATGAGATGGGCAGCGTTTACGTTACAGACATCATAAGACCACTGGAGTCTCATGAAGTTTAATATAAATAATCACGGTTCGTTGATCGGGTTCATCCCGGTCGACGACACAGCTCAGGCCTGGTGGGACGAACACGTGCAATGGTGTCCGGTCTTCGGTGATCAATACATGGTAGACCACAGGCATGCTCAAGATATTATTGATGGGATACAAGCGGCAAGCGTCAAGCAGCAAGCCGGGGGGCGGGTGGGCCCACAGGCGGCAAGCGTCAAGCTTGACACTATCCCATAATATGCTATAACTTATTATGAATAAAAAAGAAGCTAACATATTAACCGGGGGGCTGTCTAAGCCCTCCAAGATGCCTGGATATGCCTATAACATACCAGCGACCCGCTGCAATGTAGGGTCCAAGCTTGTCAAGGTTCCGGGCTCCGTGTGCCATGGGTGCTATGCACTCAAAGGCAGGTATCGATTCCGCAATGTAAAAGAAGCATTGGAACGCCGGTATCAAGCAGCAAAAAATAATCCAAACTGGATATATGGGATGGTTTGGGATATTAAAAGAGTTACGGATAAAAGCACCGTTAAAGAGTTTCGTTGGCATGATGCCGGAGATCTAATCGACCTCGTGCACTTGCTGCGGATCTTCCAGGTTTGCGAATTGACACCAGATGTTAAACACTGGTTGCCAACGCGTGAGTCTGGTATCCTTTCTACAATCGACCCGCGAATGGTCCCAGACAATCTAATTATTAGATTGTCAGCAACGAAAGTTGACGGGCCGGCTCCAAAGAGCTGGCCCTGGACCTCAACCGTGACAACAGCTCAGGCCAGTTGTCCGGCGCCAAAGCAGGGGAACGAATGCAAAGACTGTAGAGCATGTTGGGATAAGAAGATCCAAAACGTATCATATGGAAAACATTAGAACGCAGTTCACCATCCCCGAAGGGGATGGTGAACCACGAAATTTTTTTTCAAAAAACCGGGCGCCAAGCAGCAAGCCACAAGCGTCAAGCAACAGGCAACAGGCGGGCGGGTGGGCCCATAGGCAGCAAGCTGTTGACATTATGGGATTTTCTGGTAGTTTAAAAATGCTATGCAAAAATACTACTTTAACTTTTACCTCGATGAGCGCCGATATGGTGGTCCTGAGGAGGGCGGGTGGTGGTACGACTGGTACGAATTCCAGACAACACTCGAGTCTAGATCATTTGCAACTCTTGAAGAGGCAAACGATCACGCTGCTGAGCTTGGCGCGAAAATTCGCGAAGAGCAGGAGCCAGTGTATCATATGGGTAACAGCCCAGATGATGGCCTCAATGAAGCTGGTGAGGGTGATGACAGATACCTGCTGCCCGGCGGAGCTTGGGGTGAAAACGAAGTTCACGTTACCGCGGAGCTGCTGCCCGGCAAAGCTGGGTACAAGCCCGGCGTCTGGTACTCCGGATCCACTCAGTCACATGTGTGGCTCGAGGACGGGTATGCCTTATATGTGCCGGTTCCTCAAAGCTCTCCTCATTACGAATAATTTATCACAGCCCGCTTCCAGCGGGCTGACCAACTCTCAGAAAAAAGCTACAAGCGACAGGCGGCAAGCATCAAGCGTCAAGCGACAGGCGGCAAGCATCCCAGCCTTCGGCCACAGGTGGGTGGGTGGGCCCACAGGCTACAAGCTCTTTGATCGCGGACCCTGGATAAAGTTTCACTGATCGTGGAGCGAGGGTCTTGACTAAGATATAACTATCTTTGGGGTGCTTAAAATGGAACGCTATTTGGTGGGGTGAGAACTTAATTTTATTACTGCTTGTTACTTTTAACTCAATGGTAAAAAACCCACGCTTATCACCATAACCTAGTATGTCTGGTATCCCTGCGGATGCCCAACTTTCTAGCCTTATCAGGGAAAATATGTTGAGTTTTTCTTTCGTTTCTAGCCAGAAGGCTGACTCTGGTTTCAAAGTAATTACTCCACTAAGATTAGCATGCGATATTTTTCTTTTGCACCTATAAGTTGGTTCTCAACTAACTTAATTTCTTTGATGTTGAACTCTCTTTGTAGAGGATTTCTACCCTGTGGTAATACCATTTGAACTCTTGCATGACTACCGACAGGACTTTCACAGAACTTCTCTAAGACCTGCATTAAAGCCTTGGTTGTATATGATGACATTCTTAATGTATTGTTTGTCGATTTATACCAGTGAGGTGTTCAAATATTTCTAGCTGCTCTGGTGTCATAGATTGTAGTATTGGCAAAATGTGTTCTGATTTAAAGAAGTGCACATCTTGTTGTTGAAGGATCTCCATTGCTTCTTGCAATTGTTTCTTAAACTCTTCTTCATCCTTTTTGTTTTTAAAGTTCATTGTATTCATATTATATCTTATACCTCTTCTTTCAAGTGTGAAGTGAGGGCCGAAAGGACTAGTTAGTAATTCAGGAGGAACACGTAACGTTTCTATGAAAAAAGAATACATTCAATACCCTCACCTCAAGTAAATCCCTATCACAATTTACTTGCTTTTACAATATATATTTTCTATAAGAACCTATGGGATTACCAAAAGTATTAACAGAACAACAAATAAAATTTGCTACCTTATTGGTGACAAATGAAGGACGTATGTCTCCAACTGAATGTGCTATTGAAGCAGGTTATGCTGAAAGCTCAGCGCATGTGAGAGCGTCTGAGCTACGCAACCCTAGAAAATTTCCTTTGGTTGTTAAGTATATAGGTGAAATAAGAGCTGAACTACAAGAAAAATACAAAGTAGATTATGGTTCACATATAACAGAACTTGCAAAATTAAGAGAAGAAGCTAGAGGTAAAGGCGCCTGGTCTGCTGCTATTAATGCAGAAGTTGCCAGGGGTAAGGCCGCCGGACTATACATAGAACAGAAGATTATCAAACATGGTAAGCTGGAGGACCTTAGTGAAAGAGAATTAGAGGCTAGATTATCTGAGATTATAGAAGATAATAAGTTATTATTAGAACATGAAGACGTTGAAACTTTAAAAGATAAAGTTAAAAAACCTGCACAATTAAAAATAGTTAAGCCTGTCGAAGAAGTTCTGGAGTTGGATTCGGAATAGCTTCTAATATTTCAATCTTTAAAACTACTCCCTTCGGTATTACCTGAGCCCTGCCATATAAATCATCTTCATCATAATGATCTTTATCTGCAGTAATTGTAATACAGTCCTTATCTTCTTTGATCATATAACCCAGTGAAGAGACAGTGCAAGGTTTGCTATCTAATAACTCTTCTTTGCTTTGCCACCCCGACAAACTACATTCATTTGTATCCAGCCACACAACGTTCACGATCTTCATATTCTCACTATAAGGGAAATTTTAGGGTAATCCAATTTTTTTATAGAAAAACAAAAAA